CACGAGAGTATTCAAAACATGCCAATAACTAATTGATTTAGTTGAAGTTGAAAATTTCAACTCAAAAATCGTGTAGCTTAACGTGTAGCTAAAAATGTTTGCTGCAAAAGTATACAATTTTAACCGTTATGACTCCCTGTTATCCGTTATCAAGCTGGTGGATGATCACGGATAAACCGATACCGAGATCCCGGCATCGGCATCATACCCACCAGCTACGCCGGAATGGGGTATTACCGTTTCAACGGAACAGGTATGACGAACATGATCGCACCTTCTCCCGAAAACGGGTTTTCCTGTTTCGGGAAAATGGACACATGAAGCTGAATGGTCATTTTCACCATTCAGAATCTGGTGGGTGAGTTTTTCAGCTTCCCCCAATGGGGGATTCTGGAACAATCAACGGGTTACGCCTTACCAGCAAAAAAGCACATCAACTGTAACGGAAATCGTTATGGTTGCTGGTGGGCTGCGTCACCATCATGGTGATGATGCAGTGAATGTAAGGATTACTTAGGTTAGGGGGCGTAACTCATTGTCATTTTTTGAGCAAACCGGGAATCTCCGGTTTGGTTACTCTGTAACCAAGTCAATTTTATTTACTCTGTTGTGAGGGACTATAAGACCCGCGCAAAATCTGCCCAGCCAGCCGGAACGGTTGAACAGGGTGGCTATCGGTCACTCTGTTGCGAGTCAGTATTACTACCTCGCAAATCATGCTGACACTACCGCCGTAACCGCTCCGGCTTCTTCCACTGGTAAGTATTTTTCGCGCTCTCCCTCCGTTGCTGAGAACGGCGACGACATGCCAGCAACTCGAGAACTCTGGTTCGTATATCGCGCATATCCACGCCGTTAAGCTCGATACCGTCACGGCGCATCACATCAGCCACCACACGCGCGTAATTTTCGGCTATCACGCTGTCCGGTTGCGTGGCCTCCTGTTTGCCTGCTGCCTGGCTGATTCCGGCAGCACGGCGAATCATTTTGAGCATTTCGGCTTCGGTCATGGTCATGGCCTCCGTGGTGATGGAAAGCAATGCCGTAATTGTGGCGACTGATGCCGGGAAGGTGAAGCGCGTTTAAGCTGGTGGATGTGGTGCCATGTTTCCCACCAATGGTGGAATAACCCACCAGCGCAACGCAGAACACATAAAACCATTGCGATGATTCATGACAGGGGGATAACCACAAAACAACGTCAGCGGCGCTGATTCTGGCTGCTCCTGTTCGGGATGTGCACGTATTACGTACGCAGTTAATCCGGCATAACACACGACGTTGATAAAACGCCCTGATCGTCGTGGGTCCTCCCGGTGGGGTGCCCCTTACCGCGGGGCGACGGATGCGCAGAAAACGGCTAGTTTTTGCATTTTCATGGCGGCGGCAGCATGTGTGATAATTCATTGATAATTAAAAATTATTTCTGTTTTCACCTGTACAGTCTTTTTTCTCCCCTGTCATTAGACCAGTTTACAATCAATTGAAATATATAAATAAATTTGATTTTCACCTGCCAGATGGAGTTGCCTGTGTCAAATGTGAGCGGGAGCGGTGATGCTTATCACTGAAGTGTTTTTAAAATTTAAGAATTGTTAAGGTGTTTTGCGCAAAATTCGCGGTAAACATGCTCAGAAACGCCAGGGGGCAGGAATTATTGTAATTATCAGCCACCAGCAGATGTTGTTCAGAGGCTAAAAGCAACTATCTGAAAATCCAGGGATGCTGGTGGGGTAGATATCCTGTTTTACCGGGATGATTTTATTTTTCATTTTGATATCCATCAATTTTTTTGCATTCCCTTTCATTATGATTCTGGTCGATTGTTAACCACAGGAAAAACAGAAACATGATGAAGCAATATACCAACGAACTGACCGCCGATGTACTGGCAGAACTGGATAAATCCCCTTTTACAGAAGAAGCGCTTGCTGATATGTCCGATGATGCGCTGGCGATAATCAGGGAGCAGGAGGAATTTTGCCGTCAACATCCGATAGTGGCTATCTGGCGACATGCCATTACCGGTAGCCTTACCCGTAATGGCGGGGTGGTGTCTTCCGCCAGTTCCGGCTGCGAAGTCGCTGACAGCACCGGAGAGATGGCTGAAATGGCGATGGTCGGGGATGAGGTGACTTATCAGGACGGCACAACGGCCCGTATTGTCAGTGGTTCCGGCAGTGCGTTTAGCTGTCACGGGAAAGGGTATGCGCTGGTTGGCAGCCAACTGGATAACGGGGATGAAATTATCAGTACGCCGCAGCGAACAGCATTACTTTGTTGTCGTGAAGGCGAAAGTATGCCAGCGGATTTTCTGGTAGTGCCGGAGTGTAAGCCATGACATACAGGCCGGATATACACGGCAGGGGAATGGCGCTTTCCTGTGACAAAACCACCACCGGCGCATGGCTGATTACTTCCCTTCCTGTCCCTAACTACAACGTCTGTGGTTACGGTCTTATTCGTAAGGGGGACAAAACCACCCCCTGCCCGGCGTGCGGAAAGCTCGGCATGGTGGCAGAAGGAGAAGCCCGTTTTAAGGTGATAGATATTCCTATTGCCGTTGATGGCTGTGTTGTTCACTGTGGCTGCCCTGAAGGTTCAAACCGGATTATTGCCCCGCTCGGTCAGTGGATGGGGGCGGGGCCGTCGCCGGCAGAAATTGCACAGAAAAAACAGGCGGAACTGATAGCACAACGCAAGGCAGAACGGGAAGCTGAAGAAAAACGCCGGGAGGAAGAACGGGAACGTAACCGGGTGTTTGCAAAATCCTGTCTGCGCGGTGAGGGATGCAACGACGCGGGCGACCAGCGGGAGCCGCATACCAACTTTGCACCGATGGGGATTTATCAGGCCGTTCCGCAGACTGACCCGGTGACGGACACGGAAACCCCGCAGCGTGCACAGGCGGTCAAAAAGAAAAAACTGGTTGCGCCGGAGGATATCCCGAAGCCGAAGAAACGCAGTGCACTGTGGAAATGGTGGAACGGCCATCACGAGGAAATGGATTATCAGCGTGCGGTTGAAGAAGCGGAGCGCGCACAACGGGCCAGAGCGGCAATTGCCGGGGCGAGCGTTCTGCGTCCGGTGGCGGGGAATTTTGCCATCCGGGGAACGTGGGCCGTCGTGGGTGAAACTGCGACCGGGGTTGCGGGGCTGCCACTGGCGGCGTTTCTGATAGGGATGATGCCCGGTCGGCTGAATGACGGGGAACAGGATTTTATCGACCGTATGAGGGCCGAACAGGCTAGGGAAGTGCCTACCCGTGTTCGCTTTACCTGGGAGACGAACAGCCGGGGGAACCCCGTTCCGCATGGCTGGCATACGCCACCGGGACAGGACAGGGTGCGCGTGCGCCGGATGGAGTGGGACGACAGACGAAAGGCGTACACATTCACCACGGAGGAAGACCCGCGTATCACACTCATCTGGACGCCGGATAATCCGGGGATTGATGTACCGTACCACACGGGAAATCAGTACCCGCCAGTGCTGCCGAATCCGGTGATGGTGGACCCGTTACCGGATGACACGGGATTACACGCCACAACCAGCCCGGCCCCGGAAGAAAAGGATTTTGCGGATTACATTCTGATCCTGCCATTCCCGGATATACCGCCGATTTATATTTACATCAGGAATAACGCCGGGCAGGTAACAGGGAAAGGACAAAAAATTAGCGGGGCGTGGCTGGTGGATGCCGATAAGGGAAATGGTGCACCAGTACCCAGCCAGATTGCGGAGCGGATGCGTGGGCGAACATTTGCGAATTTTGATCGATTCAGGGAGGCATTTTGGGCAGAAGTGGCAAACGATGCTGATTTGTCAAGACAGTTCAGAGCACACAACCTCACGAACATTCGCAAAGGACGTTCACCATTCACAAGGGAAGTGGAGCGAGTTGGTGGGAGGGAACGTTACGAAATACACCATATTAAACCTATAAGTGAGGGGGGCGAAGTTTATAACGTTGATAATATGGGTATCACAACACCAAAGCGGCATATAGAAATTCACAGGGGAAAATAACGTGAAAACAATAAACGACTATACTGAAAATGAATTCTTAGATCTTGTTCGAAAAATATGTAATGCAGAAGGAACAGAAAAAGAAAGCGAGCAGTTAGTCAGAGAATTCAGGCGCCTCTCTGAACATCCATCAGGCTCTGATCTAATTTTTTATCCAGAGAACGGAAAAGACGATAGTCCGGAAGCCATCGTACAAGAAGTTAAAACCTGGCGTTTAGCTAATGGCAAATCCAGTTTTAAAGATGCGTAATTTAGCCCCCTTCGGGGGCTTTTTTGTTGGTCAGGTGTCACGGGTCCTTTCCAGAATCTTGAGCGCCGGGGGTACGGATACGCGCAATTCTTAACTGTTTATGAAAATTTTTCGGGAAAAGTCAGATCCGTTCTTCTTCTCTGTAACTCATTGTTTAATCGTAAAATCATCAGAAAAAGAAAGGATCTGACAGTGGTCATTTTGGGCCAAAAATAACGTTATCAGATCCTTTCTCAGTTTTGTTCAATAATTGCGCGGTTGTCACTCACCTTTCTGTTGCCGTAACTTCTCCGGCACGTTTCCGGTTGTTTCCATCAGATAGTCTTCCAGAATGCGGGGTAGGTTATCGGCAGTTTTAGCGCACGCATTACAGGCTCGTGCTGTTTCCTTCCTCAGGCCATCGAGCATTGCCGGAGTCATCCCGGGGAACTGCCTTTGCATTGTGAGCGGCAAACTATCCATGATCGAAGAAATCTGACTCGCCAGTCCACGAAGCGCACAGAGTACGAACTCAGTATCTATAACTTCCCCTGTCTCTCTGGCGTTCTTCAGTTCCTGCCCGTCCGCCTGTGCTTTGGTGAGACGGTAGCGTTCGTACTCTGTTGTGCCTGGCTGTAAATCTGATTCACCAGCAGCACGTAAATCATCAAGCTCCCTGCGGAGTTTTTCGTTTTCGATCTCCTTCTCCCTCTGTACATACCATTCGATCACCTGTGCAGAGTCGAAAGTCACCTCCACACCTTTTCCGCCACCAGATACATGGGGAAGCCCTTGCATCTGCCAGCGCTCAATTGTGCGCGGATCAACACCGAAAATCTCCGCCAGTCTCTTTTTGTTAACATTCATTTATCAAATCCTCATCAAAAACCACCTCCGACATGAAACGCCTGAAAAACGGGATTTTCCGGCGTTATGGTGTCGTATGTTTATGATAGTTAGTTGCAATAAAAACATAATGTTACATGCAAGAAGTACCGACATGCTTTTTCCCTGAAAAATTTTTATAAATAGTGAAAATCTGCGCGTCTGCCGCCCCGTGGTGTTTCAGATCCCCGGAAAGGACCCGTGAAAAGTCACCGCCCCTGTCCGGCAGTGTAAGAGGTGTTTTTTAGGGAGCCCCTTTTCAGCCCATAAAACCGGAAAAATCACGGTTTTTTAGCCTGCTGGTGGAGTGAGTTTTTTTAACGATGCCAGCAATGGCGCGGGGTTGGCGTGGTTTTGTCTGATAGGTTTTATCTATCAAGTCTGTGCGCACCTTCCCAAAAAAAAGTTTTCGAACCTGCGGCGATGTGAAGAAGGGTTGGGCGGCGGTCCCTGACAGCCAGGACTACAGGGATTTGATCCACCCCTCCCATTGATGATAACCGTTATCAATTACTCCACCAGCCAGCAGAACGGTAACAGTACATCGGGCTACCCGTTCCGGTACTGGTTAACCCTGACTTTCGCCATCAGCGTGACGTGATGGTGACATGTCGTGACACATCGTGACGTTACCACCAGCGCAACGGAGAACGGCAAATCGCAGACAAAAAAAACCCCGTGATTACGGGGCGGAAGGATAATAACCATCAGGAAATGTAAGCTACCACAAAGCAAATAACCATGAACAACGATTAAGAGTACGGAGAATAACCGCTCGTTCACGCCGGATAATGCCATGAGGTCAGGGGGATGGCAACGTAGGGACCATAACGCATCACCACCAGCCTTGTGGGTTATCGTGATGCGGCATGATTCAGTGGTGAACAAAAAACAGGCGTTTTCGACACCAGGAATTTTTTTAACCTTCATTATCAATAAATTGCGCTGGTGGTGATGACCGATAAAAATGCGAAAATTTGGCGATTTCCGCGCGTCCGTCGCCTCGCGGTAAGGCCACCCCTCTGGAAGGACCCGTAAAAAAAGCCGGAGTGTTCCGGCTTCGTCTGTGTATCTGCGTATATGCAGGATTTTATGTTATCCGCCCACGGGAGTGATGGTCATTTTTCAGGATAATATCCGGCATCACTGATTATTGCCCGGCTGCTTTGGATAGTTCCGCCAGACGGATTTACCCGCGTCTTCCATCCCCATCACCGCATGAGTGCGGTTTACAGCCTCTTTCAGCGCTCCGAAGTTATCCGCCATAACGGGTGGGCGTGCTGCCTTACGGATACATTCCGCGCGACGCTTTGCCGCCTGTTCGCGCTCCTTATCGGTGTTCACCAGTTGCATAACCTCAGCCCACCGCGCCGTCGCTCTTCGGTACAGCCCTTTAGCCTCCAGTTCTTCCGCTTTGCTGTCACGAATCATGCGCCTGTCTTCTCCTTTGCTGTCCGGCGTTTACGCTTCTCATTCAGCATCATCAGCCGCGTTTCTGCGTCCTGTTGTTCCTGTGATGTCACCTCGCCACATGGCTGGCCTTTCAGGTCGTAGCGTACCCCACCAGCCATTAAGGCGCGGTAATAGCGTGGAGACTGCGCATAAGATGCCAGCGTCGCACGTAATGCCCCCGGCCCGAATGCCAGCCCCCTGACGGCGATATCCTGCATCAGGTCGTCGAATATCCCCACCTTCAGCGGTTTTGGCGCTTCCCGGCTGAATAAGTCAGGCCACATCTCAGTAAGGCGGTTAACGCGTCTGCGGTTTTTGCGCTGGCGTTTGGTCATATGCCGCCACGGTGTCGCCCCTGTGGGCTTCTGCTGTGCGTTCTGATTGCCGGGTATCACTTTATGCGCCGATGTGGTTTTATCCTGCTGCTGTATCGCCTGCGTCGTTTTCTGCAGCGTGCCGTAAATGCCTTTCGGTTTTCGGTTAATGGTCAGCTTTGTCATGCTTTCCCCTGTAATAACTCTGTTCGCTGTTGTGAATTAAAACGGTATGTTGTCTTCGTACGGATCATCATTACCCGCCTGTTGTTTTGCCCTGTTCAGCGCGTCAGTAGCCTGGCCCTGTTGACCTTTTTTGCCGCCCGGTCGCGCCGTTCGCGCACTGATTACGCTGTCTGCGATAACCTGCCAGCCCTGCCGCGTTTCGCCGTTCTGGCCTGTCCACTGGCTTACCTGCATGTTACCCGCCACGCTCACCAGTTCGCCTTTGTGGTGTCTGGCCAGTGCGTCGGCCTGTCTGCCAAACGCCAGGACGGATAACCACATCGTCGCCGTTCCGTCATCGGCCTGGCTGCACGGCAGGGGAACCGCCATACTCGCCATCGCCATTTGTGTCCCTTTGCTGGTGGTCTTTAACTGCGGGTCAGCCACCAGCCGCCCGTAAGCCGCTATCTGTGCTGTCATGCTGTCTGCTCTCCGGTTTTAATGTTGATGGTTGTCACCTGTTCCGATTCGGCAATCTCCCGTTCTGTCAGCGTGGCAAAGTTTGCTGCCGCCGTTGCCATGAATGCGCTTATCAGTTCGGGGTGTGCTTTCGCGTATCCTTCCCCCGTGTTGCGGTCGATGATTTTTATCGCCACTCTCAGCCAGTGCTCTGTAAGGTCAATGGCGCGGTAGTGTGGTTGTTTGCGGTTTGACTTCATAGTTCAGATCTCGATTTTTCGTATATATATACAAAACACGTCGTCCCAGTTGTCCCGGTTGTCCCACTTAATGTTAACTTATTGATTTTATTAAAAACACACTCCGCAAAGTGGGACGACATTTACCGATTTTGGGACGACATGAGGGGTTTTGCGTTGTCCCACCCTTCGGCACGGTAAAAAATACGTGTCGTGTCGTCCCAAAATGCCGCAATGTTGTCCCAAAATGCCTGAATGTTGTCCCGCTGTTGTCCCACTTTTTGCAAGTGAAATCTATAAAATTCAATATGTTACGCTTGCTTATTGCTTTCTGGGACGACTGGGACAACATATTGTTACCGCCTACACGCGAGATTAATCATTTTCAGCATCGTAGTCCTGCGTCAGCAAAAGGCCATACACTCTTAGCCGCGCCCCTTTCAGGTGTTTTAGCCGTGGTGTCCTGATTTGCCATCCTCGCCCGCTGGCTGGTTTTCTCAGCATTCCGGCTTCATGAAGGGTCTTTGCTACGGCATCCTTGTTAAATCCCTTCGCCACATGTGAGCTAAACGGCTCCGGCAGCACGTAAAACAAAACAGGCTCGTCATAACGCCCGTCGCTTTCCCTGTAGCCGTACAGTTCTGAAATCGGCAGGCTGGCAGGGTCATAATTGACAGGGGCGAACCTGCTCAGGCCATAGGCCGCAAGAAACGCCTCAGCCTGTTCAATAATCTGCCTGTGTTCCCTGTTGCCCGTGCCGAACTCCTTCACCCAGGCATTAAAATTATGCTGAATGGCATCGCGGCATTCCTGCTCATCCCAGCCAGTCACATGACCGGAAAGCACAAGTGCGGCCTCCAGTATGGCGAAACGCTCACCCACGCGGTGGACCTGCTCGCCGTAGCTCTCCGGTATCAGGTTGCGCCACCGTTCACGGCATTCCCTTACTGTATCCTTTGCCTCCTGCTGGTGGTCTGCCAGCCATTTAACCCACTCACGCCCCGCCGCCCCGTGATTTGCTGTCCAGGCATCCTTTAACGCGTCTGCGTGCGCCTTTCCGGTGCTGTATTCGTGAAATTGTGTGGCTTTTTCCATTGGCACGTTAAGCAGGCGGACAAGCTGCCCCGCCTTGACTTTTATCCCCTCCGTTTTGAGGAATGTCTCAACGTCCATTTCTCCGGTACTGATTGCCACCGTTCGCCAGTGTTTTATCTCCCTGTTGCCGCCGTCCTTCGCCCCCTGCAATTTACCGGAACCGTTAAACAGCGTATAAGCCGATGTGGACACCTCCCGCGCGTTTCCGGCCTGGCCTATTTCATCCAGTGGTAACAGTCCGTCGTTGTGTGCCTCTGCCTCGTTGGCGATACCTAACGCCGTTCCGTACCAGGTCAGCCGTTGCGCGTCCGGCTCTCCCCATAAACTTGATGCTATGTTCTGTGTGGTGGTTTTCCCTGCCGATGACTGTTCGAAAAGATGTACCCCGAAGCCGTCAGCGCCCACCAGCCCGATTAATGGTGCGGATAACGATACCGCCACTCCCAGCATCATGGACGGATTACCACCAGCCAGTCGCGCCACACTGTCGCGCCAGCCCTCCGCCGTTCCTGTCACGGAATAACCATTAACGGCAGCCGTTTTTCCGGTAAACAGGACTGGCTTTTCGCAATCACCAATGACCGAACCATCCGGCATGATGTACGCGCCAAAATGCCAGCCCGTTGTTGTGCTTAACTGCCATTCCTCATGGCTTCCGCTTAACTGCATCCAGTCAGCCAGGACAGCCCTGTATTTACCGTTGGTTGTCACGTTCAAACCGTGGTCTTTCAGCAACCGCCAGCCGTCACGGTCGCCAATGCCACCACACGGGATCGCCATTGTGATGACTTCATGATTTGCTAATTTTTTCCAGCGCATCACGCGGTAATGCTCTTTGCCGATTGTTCCCGTTCCCAGTAGTTCAAGCGGGGAACATAACCACGTCTCAGGCCGGATAATTTCGCCTGACTGCTTATCCACTTTGGGCGTTACCCAGAAAACACCATCGGCGCGGCTTTCAACGCGGGGCTTTAATTCATCATCGCCATGGTTTTCTGTGATTTTTTTCTTTAAGGGCAACACCAGACTTTCCCCACGCTCGTATTCGTCTTTCAGTCGGGCAAGCTGTGGTGTCCAGTCCTCCAGTAGTTCGCCGTTCTCGTCACAAAAACTGACTTCCTTAACACCAGCTACTGCGAGCAGGGTTTCAATCTGTAGCGCCTGTTTGCCATCCAGCTTTCCGGCACGTCTGACCATGACGCGTAACCGGCCATCATCCACAATACGCAGGTTTTCCAGATTACCCAGGTCACGCCGTCCGATATAAACGGGCGGTATTTTGTCGCCGCGCTTTCCGGCTTCTCCACCCTGCCTGTAATGTTCTGCGTGGCTGTATGCGTCATCCCCCACAAAAATTACTGCTTCCTCACCTTTATCTTTCGGCAATAGTTTTACGTTCGGTGCCAGTTTCATTTTTTACCCCTGAATCCGTTAAGCATTTTTCTTATGGCCTGAATATTTACCCGTGCCTTCTCTTTGCTGGTGGGCTGGTTACGCGGCGCAGTCTGTACCAGGGAAAAATCACGCCGGAACTGATAAACAGGCATCACGCAGTCATAGCCGTACCCATCACGGCGGTAAGTAACGCACCGTCCCGCCACGTGTTTAATCGTTACTGTGCCGCCGTAGTTATCCCGGAAAATATCGCCGGGGCGGATTTCAGGCCGAGGGAGGCCGCTGGCAGTAAAGCCAGAATTTTTCTGTTTCATGGTTTTTATTCTCCGGTGTGATGCGCTTTATTATTCTCGTGAATTGCCATCACCGTATTTAATTCGTTAATTACTGGCGTTAATAATGTGTGCACGGCAGAAAACATCATGGGATATGATTCATCGCCATTTTCCGGCACTTCCATTAACTTAAGTAATAATGCCTCCATTTCCTTTGCGCGGATTAATGCATTCTCAGAATGAATAAGAACATCAAAAGGTATTTTATGCATCACACAGTTTCTCCCTGATTCTTTTAGTGTCCTCATTGAGGATGTCTGTAGCTTTTGTCAGTGAGTTTTTGGTAATTATTTTTATTGTTTTAAATTTTCTTTTGTCGTACTCCGACTGTGATTTCCTCTCCATGATCTCTACCATGCAATTTATATCCACAAGCGCATGTATCAGTACTTTCAATGCTTCGCCTGCTGCGTCCGGCGTGTTTTTATTGCACATGGCGCACCTCCTGACGAATACGGGCGGCGAATAC